CGCCACTGCGCGCGCATCATGGCGGTCACATCCCCGCGGCTCCGAATACGGAATCGCGAATCCACCTGCGCCTGAATGGCCTGCGCCTGCAGGCGCTCCGTCGTTCGCAACGGGAGCAACTCGGCAGCGACGCTATCCAATGTGCTCCACACAATCGCCCGTCCCCCCTGCGTGTCTGTGGTCGCCGTGCGCTGAAGGATGGCCAGGCGTTCCCGCATGGGACCCAGGCGGGGCCGCGCCATCACGCCGCCTCCAGTCGCTGGGTCGGATAGGACCGAAAGCTCTTGTAAATCTGCCCGGTCCATCCGTCGACGTCTGAAGTCATACCCGTCACGCCATCCCGCTGCAGATCCAATGTCCCGAGATCGATCAACATCCCATCTTTGAGAAGCTTCGGCACATCCCCAGCCGCCCCGTATCCGCAGATGAAACGGATCTGCACATCGCCGATCTCGCCATAGGTGCTCGGCCACGCGATGCCGTGGGACAACGCGATCCGGCCGCGCGCACAGCGTGGTCCGCCGGGAGCCTGGACGTCGTAGTTCGCCACCGCCCAGGTTTGGAGCGTGCCCGCAGTGTCGTAGTACTTGATATGCGTCACTGACGCCAACGGCGGCTTCGGCACCTCGATGAAGGACTCCACGGGAAATCCATCCAGCACCAGATCCCACGTCTGGGTGATCAACGCCCGCCCCGTGACCAACTCACAGCGATCGCGCACGGACGCGATCCGACGTACGATCTCTGGATCTTCGGTGGTGTTCGACGTCGGGACTGCCGCGCCAAGCGACCCATCGGCGATATTGTCGGTGTACGTGGTGGTCGTGTTGTCGCTGATCGTCGCGAGCAGAAGATAGGACGAGCCGCCCGCGGTGGTCCGATACAGCTTGCGCGACGTGACAGCCGCGCCGCCGACTGGAATTGCAGTGAGTGCGACCTTCCCGTTGACCGTCTTGTCGGCCACGGTTACGGCACTGGAGATTGTCCCGCCTTCGGTCTCGCCATCGGCCGTCACGAAGGTCAGTCGGTACCGATGCGCCCCATTGTCGACATTCCCTGCCACGGCCGGACTCGCTAATGCCACGGTCGGGGCCGTCGGGGCCGGCTCGCCGGCGCTGTCCCCCAAGCGAAGCTGTCGCTTGGCTTCGGCGACCGTGAGCGGCTCCGTGGTAGGGGCAGTGATGAGGGTGAGTGGCATGACTCACACCCCCAGAGCGTAATAGACGTTGACGACCAGCTCCGCGCTCACGACGGCATTGTTCGCGATCTTGAGCGTCAACGTATCCGCATCATCGACGGTCGGATGCACGGATGTGCCGCTGTAGACAATGGCGACATCCGTCGTCGCGGCCAGATCCACATTCACACCCACGCTCTGCAACACGTCCACCCCGTTCTGATCCACCAGCGTGATGTCCACGTTGTCGGTGGGGGCCGCCGCGGTTGGACTGGCGGACGCGGATGGCGACACGGACGCGGATGGCGACAACGAAGGACTCGCGCTGGCCGAAGGGGAGGTACTCGCCGACGCGGAGACACTGGGTGAGACGGACGCGGACGCGCTCACCGACGGACTCACAGACGCCGATTCCGATAGACTCGCGCTGACCGACGGGGAAATCGAGGCAGAGGCCGACACGGAGGGCGACAACGATGGGGAGGCCGACGCTGATTCAGACACGCTGGGACTCAGACTAGCGCTCGGGGATTCAGAGGCGCTCGGGGAAATCGAGGCGCTGGCCGAGACGGATGGCGAGACCGACGCACTGGGACTGATTGAGGCGCTCGGACTGATCGAAGGCGAGGCCGACGCCGAGGCGCTCACCGACGGACTCACGGACGCCGAGGGCGATACACTCGCGCTCGGCGACACAGAGGCACTCGGAGAAATCGAGGCGCTCGCGGAGGCCGATGGGGAAACAGAACTACTCGGCGAGATCGACGCAGAGGGAGACACGGACGCGCTCACCGAGACGCTCGGGCTGCGCGACTGGGATTCCGAGGCGCTCGGGGATACACTCGCCGAAGCCGACGCGCTCGGACTGATCGAGGCTGAGGCCGAGACGCTGGGACTCAGGGAGGGCGAGGCTGAGGCGCTGGCCGAGACGCTCGGCGACCGCGAACTCGTGCCTCCGGGATTGACGACGAGGCGGGTCAGCCGACCTGAGAATTTCGCCGCAACCGTTGTGTCCGGGAATGACCCATCTGACGCATCGGCCACGCACGCGAACGCCAAGCGGCGTACCGATCCGAGCGCATAGTGGGTCTCAGTGATGGTGCCGGCCATGTCACCTCAACCCCTCGCTACGTACTGCGGGTGCCCACCAAGCCACCAGCCTCCGTCACCACGTTGGAGAAGAAGTTCTCGATCATCGCACAACTGGACGGGTCGATCACCGTCGCCAAACCCGTCGCGTAGCCGATGAACCCGTAGTTGTAGCCGATGACGCCGTTGCAGGCCGCCACCAGATCCACCACGCCGGCGATGTCCTCCGTCGCGAGATTGTGGATCCGATTGCGCAGGATCTGGATGTCCTTGCTCGCCGTCGTGATCCCGTTGATCGCCGAGGTCGTGAAATCCCCGCCGATGTAGCACTCTTCGATTACCGCGTGATCCGCGCCCACGAGCCGGATGCACTCCGTCGGGGTGGCCGTGATGGCCGTGCCGTCCAGCGTCACGAGGTAGTTGAACGTACAGCGCCGAATCGTCATCTCGTTCGCGTTGGCGTCGGTGATGACCGTGATGTCCGGGGCTTCGTTGGCCGCATCGTTGCCGTAGAAGTCGCAGTCCTCCATCGTGAACCCGGCCGCGTTCACATCGATGAGAGCATCCAAGGACGCCACGTTGACCACGAACCGCAGATTCTTGAGCGTGACACTCGCCGCATCGACATCGATGTCCGCCAGTGTGTCGGTCGCGATGGTGATCGTCGGCCGCAGATTGCCCTGGCCCAGTCCGATCACGGAGATGCCGATCTTGTCGAGATCGATTCCCGCCGCCGCGCTCACGGTCTCGGTGTGCCCCGGCATGACGTAAATGACGTCATTCTTGCTGTCGGCGCAGAGGCCCACCGCGTAATCGATGGTCGCCACCGGCGCATCGGGATTCTGCCCATACCCGGCCGCATCGGTGCCCGTGCCCGCATGGACGAAATACACATCACCGGGATGATTCCCCACTCCGGTGATCGTGAAGACGCCGCCCGGTTGTTTGCGTGAGAACAGTTCCGTACGAGCCATGCCGGATCACTCCTTGTATGGCAAGGGCCGACGATCAGCCGGCCCTGGCAAGTGACTGGTGTTACGCGATCACATCCGCCGTCAGCCCGCGATAGGCATGCCGGCTGGCGCAGCGGATGTATGTCACGACATTCACGTCCCCCGAGGCGTCGTTGTCCATCTCGACGCTCACGTACCGGGCCGCCGACAAGACCGCCCGGACCTGTTCGGCCGAGACTTCCAGTACGAGCACATCGCCCGCCGCATCCGCCGCCGTCGGCGCGCTGTGGGCCTTGACTTCAGTCGCGCTCGTGCCCGAGCTGTCGGTCGCCGCGAAGATTTTGAATGTCAGGACGCCCGTGCCTGACTGGAACATCACGACCGCCGCGAAGTAATCGAAGTCGCGCATGTCCACCCAGGCGATGTACCGCGCGACGGTCGCATCGGCCGGATCGTCGTTGTACGTCCGGATCACGTTGTGGCTGAAGATGTGTTCGTTGCCTTGCACCGTGGCCATGTCGGATTCTCCTTACTCGCGAGAAAGAAAAGACGGTCCTCTACCGAGCCGCCAAGGTCACGAACGGGCTCAGCGTCGATCCCCGCTTCGGGGTCAGCGCCGCCCGCCACCAGCACTGGCCATCGTTGCGCAGCCAGAACTTGAACGCGCGCTCGTGCTGCACGAACCGGACGTGGATCGATTCGGCCTGTTGCGGCGCCTGATAGAGCCCCTCGAGGTACTGCGACCACACCCCCAGGATCAGATCGCCGGCATCGCCGATCGAGGAAGCGAACTCGGAGAAGAAGATCGGCCGGCCATCCAGCCGCTCCTGGCCCCCATCCGTGGTGAAGTACGGGACGGCGTTGCCGCCAGTGCCCACGACCTGCACGAGGGACTTGAGCTGTGGCCGCGTGTTGTGATTGGCCAACCAGACCGCCTGGCTGTACCGCCAACTCCGCGCCGCCATCTTGTCGATGTTCTCCTTGACGATGGTGTCGGCCGCCTGCCCGGTTTCCTTCGCCACCGTGATCAGCGCCGGGGCATTGAGTACGCCCGAGAATTCGCCCGCCCCCGTGCCGTTGATTCGTTCGTCGATGAGTTTGGCGGCGAACTCGTCGCGGAAGCCCGCCTCGAGCAGCGCCACGAACGACTGTGGGGAATCCGAGAGCACTTCCTCGGTCGCGTACGCCAGGCCGAACAGGCCGTACGCGTGCAGCGTCACGCGCTCAAATTCCATCCGGCTCGACGTCGCATCACCGGCCTGCTCCCGCCGCGTCACCGTCAACCCCCCCGACACGCTTGAGGTGTGATTCTTGTCGGTGCGGGCGTTGATCGACACGGTGGGTGCGTTCATGGGCACGCGGGTGACCAGGGGCGCAATCGGGTCAGATTCCGCCGCGATCGAGAGAATGTTCGGCGACATCCCGACGGGCACCAGGAAGCCCCCGTACGGGTCGCTGAACGTCGATTGCTCGTCGGTCCCGACCGCCGCCCGCAGGGACGCCAAGCGCGCGTCGGGACGCCCCGTGGCCGCCTGCATCACGCAGGTCAGGAATTCCCGCGGACTTCGGAAGCCCCGCATGGGATCCTCATCCGCCCGCAACGGACCGACGGACACGCCCGCGGCGGTCGCTGTGCGCGCCGTCACGGCCGCCTCTGGATCCGGCACCACATTGCTGCCACGCCAGTTCCGCTCGGCTTCGTTGGCGGCTTCGGCCGCGGCCAGCAGTTCCTGGTTTTCCTCGATCTGCGCTTGGAGTGCCTCGATCTCGCTGCCCTTGGCGACGAAACTCGCGCGCTCCTCGTCTGTGAGTTTCCGATTCTCGGTGACGGCCGCGGTCCCAATGGCCGCCCGCTCCTTGGAAATGCGCGCCAGCTCGGCCCGCAGATCGGCGGCTCGCTGCCTGAGTGCTTTGAGGTTCATCGGCGTCTGCTCCAGAAATGAAAAAAAACGCGCGGCTGATTCACGTTCTTTGAAGACGTGACGCCTTCAGAAGAACTCGAACAACCGCGCGCTTCCCAGAAGCCGCTTGGATTGTGTTCTGACTCGGAGCGGGACTCTCAGAGCCCGCTAGCGCGTGTCAGCCGCGTCTATGCGAGGAACAGCATCAATTACGTGCCTGTGGGTGGCAAGTTTTTATGTGAAAATTGGCGGAGGGCTTGCCGAATGAGTTCTGAGACTTGGACGTGTCTCGCGGATGCCAGTCGCAGCAGCCGCCGGTGGAGCGAGTCTTCGATCATGATCGTGCAAGGCACGCTCGGTTCTCCGGGCACCAGCGAGGGGCGACCGCGACGGCGCGGAGGCGGGGCGAAGGCCATCGCTGAATCTGCGGACACGTTCACCCTCCCAGCACCATCGCCACGGCCACGGCATCCGCGTCGGCTTGCGCCTGATCGGATGATGGCATTGACTCATCCAGATGATCTGATTCTGGCTCGGCCCCAACTGATTGAGAGGCCGCCTGTTCTATTTCCACTTCAGAGTTCGCTTCAGAGTTCGTGACCGGCTGCTGTCCATGGAGAGTCACGCGCGTGGCTTCGCCGAAATCAAGACTGGCCCCCATCCCGGTCCCCGACCGTCCCCTCGTCAGTTTGCCTAAGACGCCATCGAATGTCCCCATCTTATCGGCAAGCCCGAGCGTGATGGCCCGCTTGCCACGAGGAGGTAAACCGAGTTGGGTCCATTCCACGACGCGCGCCTTGGGCACGCCCCGCCCGCGGGAGACCGCCGCCTCAAATTCCATCCCCACCTCATCCACCCACGCCTGGAGTTCGGCGCGGGCCTCCTCGCTCAAGGGCTCGTACGGATTGCCGGCCCGCTTCGCATCCGGATGGGCAATGATCGTCATCTTCACGCCTTGCTGCTCGAGCAGGGCGCTAATGTCTTCGTGCTCCGTCTTCGTCCCGATGCTGCCGAGCATCGAACTGCGCGACGCATAAATCGTGTCGCATTGGGAGGCCAACCAGTACGCGGCGGACGCAATGAGGGGATCGGCCACAGCCAGAATGGGCTTCGTCCCACGGGCGGCGAAAATCTCATCGGCGAATTCCGGCACCATGTCCACGATCCCGCCAGGGCTGTCGCACCGAAACAGGATGGTCCGGGCGCTCGCATCCGCCAACGCTAGGCGAAACTGCGCCTGCATCTGCTGCACGCTGCACCCGAAGAGCATCGAAAACCAGGACGCCTTGTACGTGATGAAGCCGGTCATCGGAATAACCGCCACATCCCCGACCATGGTTGGGACCATCTCCCGATCGCCCATCGCCGCCACCGCGATCCGGGCGGCNTCNACTTCCTGGGANGACAAGGCTAAAGCCCGCGTCACGAGCGCCCGCATCGCCGACGGCTCGACCAACCACCGCGATCCCTGCAGCACTTCCGCGAAGGCTTGTGTCATGGCTTCACGCGACTCCTTCTGATGCTGATAACCGACCGAGGTCGGCGAGAAACGCTGCAAACCGCCCGCGCGTCAGACCCCACCCCGGAATCTCGTCCACTTCGATCCACCCCTCGCACGAGTCCTTGTTCCGGAACGCCTGCGGGCTCCACCGCGTCTTCGAGAGATTGTAGCGCGTTCGAACGTCCAGATTGGGGTACGGGGCCATCCACGTTTCATGGCCGATCCCGTCCATCCGCCGCGACCAGCGATTCGTTCCCGGCTCGTAGCCCATCTCTCGCCGATACCCGCCGGCGGCTTCCACCGCCGCAATCCGCTTGCGGTAGTGCGCGAGCAATAGTTGACGATCCGCGCAGAGATTCGCGGTCTGGCAACACCGGTAATGCACAGCCCGGCCGTCCTCGGATGACACCTGATAACGGTGTGCGTTGTAGTAGACCCGATCCCGCGTCGGGGGCCGAAAGTCGACATGCGATGCGTGGTACAAGACAT